TTACTTGTCAAAAATGGCTATTGCATCGTGTTTTTTCTGAGTATATAAATGGCTGTAAGTGCCCATCGTTTCAGTGATTTGAGCATGTCTCATGAGTGACTGTAAAACGAAAATATCTACACCATTATTTGCAAGATAAGATGCATAAGAATGTCTTAACGCGTGAATGTTATAATGGGGGAAAGCTTTTTGGAATTTCTTTTGAACATGACTATAATGTTTGGGAGCCATTCCTCCGAAAATAAAATAACTACGTTCATCAAAATATTTGTTTAACTCTTTTTCACGTTGGTGTCGTTCAGTTAACATTGTATTGATGAATTTAGGTAAAGGAACAATATCCTCTGAACTATCTGTTTTTGGTCTTGGATATATAGTTCTATTAGAGATGTCCATTGTTTTATTTATGGATATCTCTTTTTTGTATTTATTGTAGTCTGTCCAAACAAGCGCCATAGCTTCGCCAATCCTCAAACCTGTATAAAACATTAATGTAAATAACTCTCTGTAATCTTGCTCTTCAATATCTTTGATTCTTTCTTCAAATTCTTCACGCATCATAAACTTAGGTTTTGGCTTTACACGCGGAATAGGTTTAATTGATATTGTTGGATCTGTACGTAATCCAAAGTATTTTTTAGCATAATTAATTACAACTTTAAAACCTGACCAAATTGTACGAGCAGAATTTGTTGACGCTACATTCTCTATTAGATATTTACGAAACTCTTGGCATTGATTTTGTGTTATCTTATTCATTTTTATGTGCCCAAACTTAGCTTTAAAGTGTTTATGATATTCATTTTGCTTGCGTCGTTTTGTTTTAGGTCTCAAATCGCTATTTTCTAAATAGTGATGAAAAACATAATCAAAAGTTTTTGAATCGCTATATCCTTCGTTTACGTCATTCAAAAAAATAGCCTCTGCTCTCTTAGCTTCACGCTTAGTTGAAAAACCGCGTTGCATCTTACGTTTGTTATTACCGTATACATCTTTATATCTAATAGAAAAATACCATTTACCTGTATTATCATCCTTATATACTGGCATTTTGCTTCTCCCTCCTCAAAATTGGCAAAAAAATAATAAGGGTAGGCGGGCTACCCGAAATTTTATTGTTGAATCACTTCGCTATTTTGACGTTTGAAATTGTCGAAATCATTTTGTGCTTTCTTCCATGAATTATAGTCTTGTCCGTCTTGTACTGCCCATGAACCACCTATACCGGCAGTATGGCCACCATTCTGACGTTTGTTTTCTTCTGTTGCTCTTTTAGCTTCTTGATAAGCGTTATAAGATGTGTCACTTGAAAACTCATCTTTCACTGGTGCATTGTTGTTTTTATTAGAAGTGGGATTATTTTGTGTTTGATTTTGTTTAGGTGCGTTATTAGTTTGTTGATGATCATTAACATTTGTGTTGTTATCGTTGTTTACTTGATTATTGTTATCGTTTTGATTAGCATTTTCTTTTTTCACTTCTGCTTTGTCTTTAGTTTCTTTCTTTTTGTCTTTGTTCTCTTTCTTTGTTTCCGCTTTCTTGCTTTCCTCTTTCTTATCGCCGTCGTTGCTACCACATGCACCTAATACTAACGCGCTAGCTAAAATTAAATATAATAATCTTTTCATGTTTTACACTCCTTTATTTGCTATTTGTTTTAATAAATCTATGACTTCGTTGTTTTGCTCGATAATTCTATTATTTTGCTTTATTAGTTCGTCTCGTTGAGCTATAGAGACAAAGTTTTGTTTTAATTGCGTATCGTAGAATACGAATTTAGCTTGTTTATCTACGTTTGTTGTGAATGTACCTAAACCGTTGTAGACTTTCAATAGTGTAGGGTTAATATTTTGCTTTTGATATGCGTAAGTCGTAACGTCGGTAGCTTCTTTAATACCTTGTCCGTTTAAACTTTTAGCTGATTTTGATTCGTATTCTTCGTTAGTGTTTTTAAAATTTTCAGATTTATAAAGTTGGATATCAAGTTCTTTTCCTTCTTTAAAATCATTTAATATCTTTCTTTTTTCATCTGTTGTCATTTTTTTATACATGTCAATCTTTCTATTGCTTAACTTACTAAACATTTTTGTTTCTGTTAGAATTTCTTTAAAAGTTAATTTATCTCCTGCCATTTTCAATTTCTCCTTCATTTGGTTTATATTAAAGCGCCACATAGACGCTATTAATCAAAAATTCGATAGTTATAAATAACTTTGCCTATCACTTCGATTTCATCAATAGAATCTAAATCGTAAGAATTAGTTTTAAATTCATCTGAATAGCTTACTGGGTCTAAATGTAGTTTTGTTTCAGTACGTCTCACACGTTTAACTGTATATTCACCACCTAGACGCAATACAAGGATGTCGTTGCTGTTAAGTTTATGATCACAAGACTTTCTATAATCATGGACAATTATATAAGAACCGTTAGCGAGTATTTTATTCATGCTATCTCCGTTTATTTTTAGTGCTATACATTCGCTAGGTTTACGACCGTTAAAAGCAAATGGTGGAACTTTTAATTTTTCATTTTCAATTGCAACTTCTTCGAAATTTCCAGCAGAAACTTTACCGAAATATGGAACCTCGATTTCGCTATCAAATTCGGGTAAAACAATTTCTTCAATTTCTCCTAAGAGATAACCTTTAGAAACATTGAACAAACTTGAAATTTTTTCGACCATACCCATTCTAGGTTCAGTTCTTCCGCTTTCCCACATTCTTATAGTACCTTCGGAAACATCTAATTTTCTAGCCATCTCAACTTTAGACAATCTATTGTTCAATCTGATTTCTTTTATGGAATTTTTGAAAGCCATTTTGTTTTCCTTCCTTATATATAATGTTTTTTACACTTTTATTATACTATGAAAAATCGTAATTGCAACCCTTAAAATACGATTTACGAAAATAAAAATACGTAAAATTCTAAAATAATTACGAAAAACACTTGAAATCGTATTTAAATTACGATATACTTTAGTCAGAACTTAACAAGGAGGTTAAAAAATGAACTACATCAAACAAAGTCTGAAATTAGATGAATGGCGAAAACGAAAAGGTTATACCCAGTCGTCTTTTGCTGAAAAACTTGGCATTTCACCATCTACTTATAACATTTGGGAAAATAACCCAGAAATGATTAAACCTAGAGATGCTTTTAGAATTGCCAAAACATTAAATATCTCTATTGATGAGATTATTTTTTTAAAAGATGAATCGTATTTTAAATACGTTTTAGTCGAAGGGAAACAAATGTCTTAAAAGGAGGAATGAACGATGCAAGCATTACAAACATTTAATTTTAAAGAGCTACCAGTAAGAACAGTGGAAATTGAAAACGAACCTTATTTTGTAGGAAAAGATATTGCTGAGATTTTAGGGTATGCAAGGACAGACAATGCCATCAGAAATCATGTTGATAGCGAGGACAAGCTGACGCACCAATTTAGTGCATCAGGTCAAAACAGAAATATGATCATTATCAACGAATCAGGATTATACAGTTTAATCTTCGATGCTTCTAAACAAAGTAAAAACGAAAACATTAGAGAAACCGCTCGGAAATTCAAACGATGGGTAACATCAGATGTCCTACCAGCTATTCGAAAACACGGTATATACGCAACAGACAATGTAATTGAACAAACATTAAAAGATCCAGACTACATCATTACAGTGTTGACTGAGTATAAGAAAGAAAAAGAGCAAAACTTACTTTTACAACAAGAAATCGGAGAACTAAAACCCAAAGCAGACTATGTAGATGAAATCTTAAAGTCAACTGGCACATTAGCCACAACTCAAATCGCGGCAGACTACGGTATATCAGCACAAAAGTTAAACAAACTACTACACGAAGCTAGACTACAACGAAAAGTAAATAAACAGTGGGTGCTTTACTCAGAACACATGGGCAAGAGTTACACAGATTCAGACACTATAACAATTGTGCGTTCTGATGGCAGAGAAGACACAGTTTTACAAACTAGATGGACACAAAAAGGCAGATTGAAAATACATGAAATCATGACTGAATTCGGTTATGAAGCTAATTTAGGGGGAGCGTAAATGACACCAGAACAAAAAGAAAAGCTAAACAATATAGTATTAACACTTTATGCAGTTAAAGAAAACAAAAGTCAAACATACACACACAAAGATACTCTTACTGTGACATATGCAGGCGAGATTGAGCACACTTACGAAGTCGACAGAGAGAAACACCTTGAATCAATGATTGAGTGGGCAATTGACCAAATCGAACAGCACTTTGATTTAGACGAAGAAGAATAACACACAATTGAACAAACAACTTAATAGGAGGAATTACAAATGAACGCACTATACAAAACAACCCTCCTCACCACAATGGCAGTTGTGACGTGGAAGGTTTGGAAGATTGAACGAAATACGAGAAAGCCTGTAATCAATCGGAATGATTTTAGTAAAGAGTCTACAGCAGAAACGATTGAGCGACACAGTGATCCTGATTCAGGAATAAAACTACTTAAGGCATTTTCCGACTTCACTAAACAAGCTGAAAAGCAAAAACCTACACTAGGAGAAGTTTATAGACGGAACAAACCTGAATTACCAACCGTTACTTTAGACGAAAACGGACTGTTTATAAATGATTTTAGGGTGCCTTATGTACTTGAGGAAGGGGTTAACGTAAAGAAATCTATGAACAACCTATATAAGGTCAGTTTGGACTTTTTCGCTAAAAGTATTATTGCAGATAATTACGAAGCAGATAACCCAGAGAATCAACAGTTATTTTAAAGGAGGAAAAGATATGATGAAAAATAGTTTGCAAGCTAAAGAACTTGCGGTAATTTTATCTGTTTCAAAATCCAAAGCAGGACAAATAATAAGAGAACTGAATAAAGAGCTTGAAGACGAAGGGTACATTGCGATACGAGGCAGAATACCAGTCCAATTAGCTAGGAAAAAATTCCCTTATCACGACTTATCAGACGAGAGAATAATGGAGGAGTTGAAAAAAGAAAATGAGTAACATTTATAAAAGCTATCTATTAGCAGTATTATGCTTCACAGTCTTAGCAATTGTACTCATGCCGTTTCTATACTTCACTACAGCATGGTCAATTTCGGGATTCGCAAGTATCGCAACATTCATATTCTATAAGGAATACTTTTATGGGGTGGATGATTAAATGACTTGGTTTGAAGAATACGTTAAACCTAGTGTGGAATGGGAAAGAAAGGCAGAACAAGCTGTTTTAAGTGATGATGAAGTTAAAACGATCACTGAATATAGAAAGAAGTACAACAACCCGCATATTTACATGTCGGCTCAGAACAGAAATTATCTTGTTGAATATTTAGATAGACATACTGGAGACATAGTATTACACAATTTAAAACTTAAGAAATCATCCAGAAGAAGAGTGCATCAATATTTAATGGTCGGCCAAATAGTAGTGCCGGGCGAACCAAAAGGCACAATTTATGAAGCATCTCTGATAATAAGATAAAAAAACTGCTACTTGCGCCAACAAGTAACAGAGACAAACGATTAGCAAAATTAATTCACGTTCAATATAAAACGAAAAACGGAGGAAGTCAAGATGTATTACGAAATAGGCGATGTATGTCAGAAGGTAATTAATGTAGACGGATTTGATTTTAAATTAGCAGTTAAGAAGAAGGACCACAGCATTCTGGTGAATATCTTAGATTTAGAAGATAAGTTTATCGACGGCATAAACATAACTAATGAGAACGATCTATACACAGCATTAGACATATTAAATCAATCTATTTACGAATGGATTGAAGAAAACGCAGATGATTATGACAGACTAATTAACTTAGTCATGAAATGGTAGGAGGTTGCTATGAAGCAGACTGTAACTTATATCATTCGTCATAGGGATATGCCAATTTATATAACTAACAAACCAACTGATAACAATTCAGATATTAGTTACTCCACAAATAGAAATAGAGCTAGGGAGTTTAACGGTATGGAAGAAGCGAGTATCAATATGGATTATCACAAAGCAATCAAGAAAACAGTGACAGAAACAATTGAGTACGAGGAGGTAGAACATGACTGAACAAACTAATCAAGATGTCGATATTTTAACGCAACTAGATGTAAAAGACATCAGCAAACAAAATGCAAACAAGTTTTATAAATTTGCGATATACGGCAAGTTCGGTACTGGTAAAACTACGTTTTTAACAAAAGATAACAATGCCTTAGTACTAGATATAAATGAGGACGGAACAACGGTAACAGAAGATGGGGCAGTTGTGCAGATTAAGAATTATAAGCATTTTAGTGCAGTGGTTAAAATGTTGCCTAAAATTATTGAACAACTAAGAGAAAACGGAAAACAAATTGATGTTGTAGTGATTGAAACAATCCAAAAGCTACGTGATATCACTATGGACGACATCATGGACGGAAAATTAAAGAAACCAACATTTAATGAATGGGGCGAGTGTGCTTCACGCATTGTAAGTATTTATCGTTATATTTCTAAATTACAAGAACATTATCAATTCCATCTTGCTATAAGTGGACACGAGGGAATTAACAAAGACAAAGATGATGAGGGTAGCACTATCAATCCAACAATCACGATAGAGGCACAAGATCAAATAAAAAAAGCGGTCATCAGTCAATCTGATGTGTTAGCAAGAATGACAATAGAAGAACATGAGCAAGACGGCGAAAAAGCTTATCAATATGTTCTTAACGCTGAACCATCAAACTTATTCGAGACAAAGATAAGACACTCAAGCAACATTAAAATTAACAACAAACGTTTCATTAATCCAAGTATTAACGACGTAGTACAAGCAATCAGAAATGGAAACTAATAAAAAAACTAAAAAGGACGGTATTTAATTATGAAAATCACAGGACAAGCGCAATTTACTAAAGAAACAAATCAAGAAAAGTTTTATAACGGCTCAGCAGGGTTTCAAGCTGGAGAATTCACAGTGAAAGTTAAAAATATTGAATTCAATGATAGAGAAAATAGATATTTCACAATCGTATTTGAAAATGATGAAGGCAAACAATATAAACATAATCAATTTGTACCGCCGTATAAATATGATTTCCAAGAAAAACAATTGATTGAATTAGTTACTCGATTAGGTATTAAGTTAAATCTTCCTAGCTTAGATTTTGATACCAATGATCTTATTGGTAAGTTTTGTCACTTGGTATTGAAATGGAAATTCAATGAAGATGAAGGTAAGTATTTTACGGATTTTTCATTTATTAAACCTTACAAAAAGGGCGATGATGTTGTTAACAAACCTATTCCGAAGACAGATAAGCAAAAAGCTGAAGAAAATAACGGGGCACAACAACAAACATCAATGTCTCAACAAAGCAATCCATTTGAAAGCAGTGGCCAATTTGGATATGACGACCAAGATTTAGCGTTTTAAGGTGTGGTTTAAATGCAATACATTACAAGATACCAGAAAGATAACGACGGTACTTATTCCGTCGTTGCTACTGGTGTTGAACTTGAACAAAGTCACATTGACTTACTAGAAAACGGATATCCACTAAAAGCAGAAGTAGAGGTTCCGGACAATAAAAAGTTATCTATAGAACAACGCAAAAAAATATTCGCAATGTGTAGAGATATAGAACTTCACTGGGGCGAACCAGTGGAATCAACTAGAAAATTATTACAAACAGAATTGGAAATTATGAAAGGTTATGAAGAAATCAGTCTGCGTGACTGTTCAATGAAAGTTGCAAGGGAGTTAATAGAACTGATTATAGCGTTTATGTTTCATCATCAAATACCTATGAGTGTAGAAACGAGTAAGTTGTTAAGCGAAGATAAAGCGTTATTATATTGGGCTACAATCAACCGCAACTGTGTAATTTGCGGAAAGCCTCACGCTGACCTAGCACATTACGAAGCAGTAGGTAGAGGCATGAACAGAAACAAGATGAATCACTACGACAAACATGTATTAGCGTTATGTCGCGAACATCACAACGAGCAACATGCAATTGGTGTTAAGTCGTTTGATGATAAATATCACTTGCATGACTCGTGGATAAAAGTTGATGAGAGGCTCAATAAAATGTTGAAAGGAGAGAAAAAGGAATGAATAGACTAAGAATAATAAAAATAGCACTCCTAATCGTCATCTTGGCGGAAGAGATTAGAAATGCTATGCATGCTGTAAAAGTGGAGAAAATTTTAAAATCTCCGTTTAGTTAATACAGGTTTTTACAAAAGCTTTACCATAGGCGGACAAACTAATTGAGCCTTTTTTGATGTCTATTACCCAGGGGCTGTAATGTAACTTTAATACTTCAAATTCAATGCCAGAAAGTTTACTTATTGTTTCTAGGTTGTGTCCTGACTTTAACATTCTTTTAACAAATTCTAATCCCGAAACAAATCTTTGTTTTTCTATAATCTTATTAAAGTGATTTAAAAACTGAGGAGCATAAAACTTATTATAAATTCCTTTTTTTGTTAAGTAAGACATGTCAAAAGTTTCATTTAAAACCCCTAACCTTACTAGGTTATTAATTGAAATTTCGGTTGATTCTATATCTAACGGAGAGTCTTTTATTAACGTGTCCGATATATTCATACCGTCATTCTTTGGGTTTAAAACCGCTCTATATTTAACGGCAGGATGTACTTCGTGATTCTTTAAATGTTTTAAAAGAATAGCATCATTTGGGGATAATTGTTTAATTATTTCAACAAATGAATGGTGGGTTAATGAGTTTTTTCTGTCATCCATAGATGATGCTATTAGTTTTGCGAACATATTACTTAAAGTTTTTTCACTAATGTAAAACTTTGAAGCTTCTAGAGCAGGACCTAGAAGAGAAAATTGTGGTTCTTGTAAATTATTTTCAGGTACAGAAGATATTTCTTTTTTAAATTGTTCTTTGAATTTTTCAAATTCTACTTCTCTTCGATAAATAACTTTATCCACATAAAGGTGGAATTTCCCAAAGACAAGTTCCCAAGTTTTAGAGAATGTTTCTACAGGCCCTTTTGATGCGCCTTCAATAATTTTATCAATACCTTTACCTAAAATAGGATCCATAATTATTCACCCCCAATCTAACGCAATAGCGATAATAAAATTATACCAGAAAGGAGATAACGAAATGGCAACATTTAGAACGATAAAAGAAAGTGGCGATTTTGTAACTGTGCATAAATCTTTTGTGTTCGATAGTAATTTAAGTGCTAAAGCTAAAGGGATATTATTGTATTTCCTAAGTCGTCCTGACAATTGGCAAATATACACGTCAGAAGTAGTTAAACATATGAATGATGGACAAAAATCAATCAATAGTGGCGTTCAAGAACTTATGGATAATAAATATGTTCACAGAATACAAAAAAGAGCTGAAAACGGTGTGTTTAAAGGTTTTGAATACTTAGTTTACGAAAAACCAACCGAAATGCCATTTTCGGAAAACGGATTATCGGCAAACGGGTTTTCGGAAAACGGAAAAACGGAAAACCGAAAAGGGCGTACTATAATAATAATAGTACTAATAATGATTTAACTAATAATAACAATACTAATAATGATGGAAGTATATTGTCGGGCAACCCGACTGTGTATTCCATTCCCTATAAAGAAATTATCGAATACTTAAACAAAAAAACAGGAAAGCATTTTAAACACAATACAGCTAAATCAAAAGATTTTATTAAAGCAAGATGGAATCAAGATTTTAGGTTGGAGGATTTTAAAAAGGTGATTGATATCAAAACAGCTGAGTGGCTAAACACGGATAGCGATAAATACCTTAGACCAGAAACACTTTTTGGCAATAAATTTGAGGGGTACCTCAATCAAAAAGCGCAACCAACTGGCATAGATCAATTGGAACGCATGAAGTACGACGAAAGTTATTGGGATTAGGGGGATATTATGAAACCACTATTCAGCGAAAAGATAAACGAAAGCTTGAAAAAATATCAACCTACTCATGTCGAAAAAGGATTGAAATGTGAGAGATGTGGAAGTGAATACGACTTATATAAGTTTGCTCCTACTAAAAAACACCCGAATGGTTACGAGTATAAAGACGGTTGCAAATGTGAAATCTATGAGGAATATAAGCGAAACAAGCAACGGAAGATAAACAACATATTCAATCAATCAAATGTTAATCCGTCATTAAGAGATGCAACGGTTAACAACTATAAGCCACAAAATGAAAAACAAGTAAAAGCTAAACAAACAGCAATAGAGTATGTACAGGGTTTCTCTACAAAAGAACCAAAATCATTAATATTGCAAGGTTCATATGGAACTGGTAAAAGCCATCTAGCATACGCTATCGCAAAAGCAGTCAAATCTAAAGGGCATACAGTTGCTTTTATGCACATACCAATGTTGATGGATCGTATCAAAGCGACATACAACAAAAATGCAGTTGAAACTACAGACGAGCTAGTCAGATTGCTAAGTGATATTGATTTACTTGTACTAGATGATATGGGTGTAGAAAACACAGAGCACACTTTAAATAAACTTTTCAGCATTGTTGATAACAGAGTAGGTAAAAACAACATCTTTACAACTAACTTTAGTGATAAAGAACTAAATCAAAATATGAACTGGCAACGTATCAATTCAAGACTGAAACACAATGCGAGAAAAGTAAGAGTAATCGGAGACGATTTCAGGGAGCGAGATGCATGGTAACCAAAGAATTTTTAAAAACTAAACTTGAGTGTTCAGATATGTACGCTCAGAAACTCATAGACGAGGCACAGGGCGATGAAAATAGGTTGTACGACCTATTTATCCAAAAACTTGCAGAACGTCATACACGCCCCGCTATCGTCGAATATTAAGGAGTGTTAAAAATGCCGAAAGAAAAATATTACTTATACCGAGAAGATGGCACAGAAGATATTAAGGTCATCAAGTATAAAGACAACGTAAATGAAGTTTATTCGCTCACAGGAGCCCATTTCAGCGACGAAAAGAAAATTATGACTGATAGTGACCTAAAACGATTTAAAGGCGCTCACGGTCTTTTATATGAGCAAGAGCTAGGATTACAAGCAACGATATTTGATATTTAGAGGTGGACGATGAGTAAATACAACGCTAAGAAAGTTGAGTACAAAGGAATTGTATTTGATAGCAAAGTAGAGTGTGAATATTACCAATATTTAGAAAGTAATATGAATGGCACTAACTATGATCGTATCGAAATACAACCGAAATTTGAATTACAACCTAAATTCGGGAAACAAAGACCGATTACGTATATAGCCGATTTCTCTTTGTGGAAGGAAGGGAAACTGGTTGAAGTTATAGACGTTAAAGGTAAGGCGACTGAAGTTGCCAACATCAAAGCGAAGATATTCAGATATCAGTATAGAGATGCGAATTTAACGTGGATATGTAAAGCGCCTAAATACACAGGTCAAGAATGGATGGTATATGAGGACTTAGTGAAAGTCAGACGTAAAAGAAAAAGAGAAATGAAGTGATTTAATGCAACAACAAGCATATATAAATGCAACGATTGATATAAGAATACCTACCGAAGTTGAATATCAGCATTTTGATGATGTGGATGATGAAAAAGATGCACTGGCAGATTACTTATATAACAATCCGGACGAAATACTAGAGTATGACAATTTAAAAATTAGAAATGTAAATGTAGAGGTGGAATAAATGGCGAAAACAGCAAGAATTGTAAGGATACATGATAAACCTTATAGGTTCAGTAAATTTGAAATGGAATTAATAGAAAGTCACGGTATAACACCTGGAATGGTTTCTAAAAGAGTAAAAGACGGTTGGGAACTACATGAAGCAATGGACGCACCAGAAGGTACGCGTTTAAGTGAGTACAGAGAAAAGAAAACAATAGAAAGACTGGAACAAGCTAGACTCGAACGCAAATTGGAAAGAGAGCGAAAGAGAGAGGCTGAGCTAAGAAGAAAGAAGCCACATTTGTTTAATGTACCTCAAAAACATTCACGTGATCCGTACTGGTTCGATGTCACTTATAACCAAATGTTCAAGAAATGGAGTGAAGCATAATGAGCATAATCAGTAACAGAAAAGTAGATATGAACGAAATACAAGACAATGTTAAGCAACCAGCGCACTACACATACGGCGACATTGAAATTATAGATTTTATTGAACAAGTTACGGCACAGTACCCACCACAATTAGCATTCGCAATAGGTAATGCAATCAAATACTTGTCAAGAGCGCCGTTAAAAAACGGACACGAGGATTTAGCAAAGGCGAAGTTTTACGTCCAAAGAGCTTTTGATTTGTGGGAGGGTTAACTATGGCAACTCAAAAACAAGTTGAATATGTGATGTCATTACAGGAACAACTGGAATTGGAAGACTGCGAAAAATATACAGACGAACAAATTAAAGCAATGAGTCATAAAGAAGTTAGCAATGTGATTGAAAACTATAAGACAAGCATAAGGAACGAAGAGCTATATGATGAATGCATGTCGTTTGGTCTACCTAATTGTTAAAAGGAGTGATGACTATGACAGATAACGCACGCAAAGAATACCTAAATCAATTCTTTGGATCTAAGAGATATCTGTATCAGGATAACGAAGGAGTGGCACATATCCATGTAGTAAACAGCACTTATTACTTTCACGGGCATATCGTACCAGGTTGGCAAGGCGTTAAAAAGACATTTGATACAGCTGAAGAGCTTGAAACATATATAAAGCAACAGGATTTGGAATACGAGGAACAGAAGCAACTAACTTTATTTTAGAGGAGATGGAAATAATGGCAAAGATTAAAAGAAAAAAGAAGATGACGCTACTCGAACTGGTGGAATGGGCATGGAACAATCCTGAACAAGTTGAAAGTAAAGTGTTTCAATCAGATAGAATGGGCACGCTTGGAGAATGTAGCGAAGTACATTTTTCAACTGATGGGCATGGGTTTTATACAAAAGTAGTAACAGATAAAGATATTTTTACTGTAGAAATCACAGAGGAAGTCACTGAAGATACTGAGTTTGATTGTCTAGTAGAACTAAACGATATTGAAGGTTTTGAAATATATGAAAATGATTCAATCAGAGAGTTGATAGACGGTACTTCCAGAGCGTTTTATATACTAAACGAAGATAAAACTATGACATTAATTTGGAAAGATGGGGAGTTGGTAGTATGATGCAAACCTATAAAGTATGTCTTTGTATCAAGTTCTTTGCATCTAAATGTGATTATAAATTAAAGAAACATTATTTCGTGAAAAGTACGAATGAGGAAAAAGCCACGAACATGGTATTAAAACTGATTCGTAAAAAGCTCCCGTTCGAAACTGCAAGCATAGAAGTCGAAAAAGTGGAGGCAATATAATGATACAACCAACAAGAGAAGAATTAATTAATTTCATGAAAAAACATGGAGCTGAAAATGTTGACTCTATCACTGATGAGCAAAGTGCAATAAGACACTTTAGAGCTCAATCAAAAGTTTTTAAAGACGAACGTGATGAGTACAAGAAGCAACGAGATGAGCTTATCGAGGATATAGCTAAGTTAAGAAAACGTAACGAAGAGCTGGAGAACATGTGGCGCACAGTCAAAAATGAATTGCTTGGAAGATACGAACATTACTGTTTTAAAATTAGAGAACTACACCCTGAGAGCAAAGCGAACAGGATAGGAGCTCTCTATATAGGAGGTAAAAGCACTGCAGATATTATACTGTCGCGAATGGAAGAACTAGACGGAACAAATGAGTTCTACGAATTTTTAGGGCAAATGGAGGATGACACAAATGGATAACCGTGAACAAATTGAACAATCCGTTATAAGTGCTAGTGCGTATAACGGCAATGACACAGAGGGATTACTAAAAGAGATTGAAGACGTGTATAAGAAAGCACAAGCGTTTGATGAAATACTTGAGGGTTTACCTAATGCTATGCAAGATGCACTCAAAGAAGATATTTATCTTGATGAAGCAGTAGGTATTATGGTAAGTCAAGTGGTCTATAAATATGAGGAGGAACAGGAAAATGACTAACACATTACAAGTAAAACTATTATCAGAAAATGCTAGAATGCCCGAACGAAATCATAAGACGGATGCAGGTTATGACATATTCTCAGCTGAAACTGTCGTACTTGAGCCACAAGAAAAGGCAGTGATCAAAACAGATGTAGCTGTAAGCATACCAGAGGGCTATGTCGGACTATTAACTAGCCGTAGTGGTGTAAGTAGTAAAACGCATTTAGTGATTGAAACAGGCAAGATAGACGCGGGATATCATGGTAATTTGGGGATTAATATCAAGAATGATGCACAAGTATATTTAACAACTAACGAACAGTGTTTTGATATACAAGGAGAAGTGGAAAATTCTTTTGTAAATAATGCTAAGAAAAAACCTTTTACTATAAATGATTATTACGAAATATATAAAGGCGACAAACTAGCTCAATTGGTTATCGTGCCTATATGGACACCTGAACTAAAGCAAGTGGAGGAATTCGAGAGTGTTTCAGAACGTGGAGCAAAAGGCTTCGGAAGTAGCGGAGTGTAAAGACATCTTAGATCGAGTCAAGGAGGTTTTGGGGAAGTGAGTGACATGTTAGAAATATTTTTAATAGGGTTTGGCGTTTATCTCTTTTATCGCATAGGTATTATTTTTCTCAAGAGTAAAAAGACTATACACACAAACCTATATGAAATGTTGTTGATTGCTACTATCTTTGTGACATCTACATTTGCTGATAAACATCAAAAGACGCATATCTTAATAGCATTTTTAGTAATGTTTTTTATGAGTAAGCTCAAACAAGTTCAAGGGAGCTATGAGGAATGACGCAATACTTAGTCACAACATTCAAAGATTCAACAGGACGTAAACATACACACATAACTAAAGCTAAGAGTAATCAAAGGTTTACAGTTGTTGAGGCAGAGAGTAAAGAAGAAGCGAAAGAGAAATATGAGTCACAAAATACACCTATTGTTTACTACACTAATAATTCTAAAGTGACCTTATTCGAAAGACCTAGTGAAGAAGTATTAGGTTCTTTGTTCGAAAAGAAATAAAATCATTAAAGAGGGGAGATAATAATGTTTAATACACCTAAAATGAAATTACCAGAAAAGCACACCGAGGTATTTAAGACGTATAAAAATGGAACGCCAGAAGAAAAAGCTGAGATTGAAGGCTGTTTTATTAAAACTGTTAAAGATGAAGATAGTGAATTTTACAGCCCTATGTTAGCCAGTCTAAATGAACAACAGTTAAAGAGTATGTTGAGACAGGTACTTTTTTTGATTGATACAGGAGATGACAATGATGATTAAAAAACTTAAAAATATGGATTGGTTCGATATCTTTATTGCTGGAATACTGCGATTATTCGGCGTAATCGCACTGATGCTTGTTGTCATATCGCCTATCTATACAGTGGCTAGTTACCAAAACAAAGAAGTACATCAAGGGACAATTACAGATAAATATAATAAGAGACAAGATAAAGAAGACAAGTTCTATATTGTATTAGACAACAAACAAGTCATTGAAAACTCCGACTTATTACTCAAAAAGAAATTTGATAGTGCAGATATACAAGCTAAATTAAAAATTGGAGATAAAGTAGAAGTTAAGACGATTGGATATAGAATACACTTTTTAAATTTATATCCGGTCTTATACGAAGTAAAGAAGGTAGATAAAAAATGATTAAGCAAATACTAAGACTATTATTCTTACTAGCGATGTATGAGCTAGGTAAGTATGTAACTGAGCAAGTATATATTATGATGACGGCTAATGATGATGTAGAGGCGCCGAGTGATTACGTCTTTCGAGCGGAGGTAAGTGAGTGATGTGGATTACTATGACTATTGTATTTGCTATATTGCTATTAGTTTGTATCAGTATTAATAGTGATCGTGCAAGGGAGATACAAGCGCTCAGATATATGAATGATTATCTACTTGATGAAGTAGTTAAAACTAAAGGATACAACGGGTTAAAAGAATACAGGATTGAATTAAAGCGAATGAATAACGATATTAAAAAGTAATTTATATTATCGGAGGTATTGCATTGAATGATAAAGATTGAGAAACACGATATCAAAAAGCTTGAAGAATACATTCAGCACATCGATAACTATCGAAGAGAGTTGAAGATGCGAGAATATGAATTACTTGAAAGTCATGAACCAGATAATGCGGGAGCTGGCAAAAGTAATTTGCCGGGTAACCCGATTGAACGATGTGCAATAAAGAAGTTTAGTGATAACAGGTACAATACATTAAGAAATATAGTTAACGGTGTAGATAGATTGATAGATGAAAGTGATGAGGATACGCTTGAGTTATTAAGGTTTAGATATTGGGATTGTCCTATTGGTTGTTATGAATGGGAAGATATAGCACATTACTTTGGTACAAGTAAGACAAGTATATTACGTAGAAGGAATGCACTGATTGATAAGTTAGCAAAGTATATTGGTTATGTGTAGCGGACTTTTACCCTATGTAAGTCCGCATTAAAACAGTTTATTATGTTAGTATCAGATTAATATTTAAAGTTATTAAATGCTAATACGACGCATGAACAAGAGGCGCATCACTATGTGATGTGTCTTTTTATTTATGAGGTATGAACATGTTCAAACTAATTGTAAATACATTACTACACATCAAGTATAGATGCGTCTTGATACTACTTAAGTTATATAAGGTGAAACATTATGATGACTAAAGACGAACGTATACGATTCTATAAGTCTAAAGAATGGCAAACAACAAGAAAAAGAGTACTAGAAAGAGATAATTATGAATGTCAACAATGTAAGAGAGACGGCAAGTTAACGACATATGACAAAAGCAAACATAAGTCGTTGGATGTAGATCATATATTATCGCTACAACATCATCCGGAGTTTGCTCATGACTTAAACAATTTAGAAACACTGTGTATTAAATGTCACAACAAAAAAGAAAAGAGATTTATAAAAAAAGAAAATAAATGGAAAGACGAAAAATGGTAAATACCCCCGGGTCAAAAAAATCAAAAGCGATCAAAATACTTGGGGAACGGTTAGGGAGTAAACTTCGCGATAATTTTAAAAATCCATGTATAACCCCCCCTCTTATAACCATTTTAAGGCAGGTGATGAAATGGAGATTATAGTCGATGAAAATTTAGTGCTTAAAGAAAAAGAAAGGCTACAAGTATTATATAAAGACATACCTAGCAATAAATTAAAAGTAGTTGATGGTTTAATTATTCAAGCAGCAAGGCTACGTGTAATGCTTGATTACATGTGGGAAGACATAAAAGAAAAAGGTGATTATGATTTATTTACTCAATCTGAAAAGGCGCCACCATATGAAAGGGAAAGACCAGTAGCCAAACTATTTAATGCTAGAGATGCTGCATATCAAAAAATAATCAAACAATTATCGGATTTATTGCCCGAAGAGAAAGAAGACACAGAAACGCCATCTGATGATTACCTATGATTAGTAATAAATACGTTGATGAATATATAAATTTGTGGAAACAAGGAAAGATAATTTTAAATAAAGAAAGAATTGATCTCTTTAATTATCTACAAAAACATATATATTCACGAGATGATGTATATTTTGATGAACAGAAAATCGAGGATTGTATCAAATTTATTGAAAAATGGTATTTTCCAACATTACCATTTCAAAGGTTTATCATAGCTAATATATTTCTTATAGATAAAAATACAGATGAAGCTTTCTTTACAGAATTTGCTATTTTCATGGGACGTGGAGGCGGGAAAAACGGTCTAATAAGTGCTATTAGTGATTTTCTTTCTACGCCCTTACACGGAGTTAAAGAATATCNGAAGTTTAGTGATAACAGGTACAATACATTAAGAAATATAGTTAACGGTGTAGATAGATTGATAGATGAAAGTGATGAGGATACGCTTGAGTTATTAAGGTTTAGATATTGGGATTGTCCTATTGGTTGTTATGAATGGGAAGATATAGCACATTACTTTGGTACAAGTAAGACAAGTATATTACGTAGAAGGAATGCACTGATTGATAAGTTAGCAAAGTATATTGGTTATGTGTAGCGGACTTTTACCCTATGTAAGTCCGCATTAAAACAGTTTATTATGTTAGTATCAGATTAATATTTAAAGTTATTAAATGCTAATACGACGCATGAACAAGAGGCGCATCACTATGTGATGTGTCTTTTTATTTATGAGGTATGAACATGTTCAAACTAATTGTAAATACATTACTACACATCAAGTATAGATGCGTCTTGATACTACTTAAGTTATATAAGGTGAAACATTATGATGACTAAAGACGAACGTATACGATTCTATAAGTCTAAAGAATGGCAAACAACAAGAAAAAGAGTACTAGAAAGAGATAATTATGAATGTCAACAATGTAAGAGAGACGGCAAGTTAACGACATATGACAAAAGCAAACATAAGTCGTTGGATGTAGATCATATATTATCGCTACAACATCATCCGGAGTTTGCTCATGACTTAAACAATTTAGAAACACTGTGTATTAAATGTCACAACAAAAAAGAAAAGAGATTTATAAAAAAAGAAAATAAATGGAAAGACGAAAAATGGTAAATACCCCCGGGTCAAAAAAATCAAAAGCGATCAAAATACTTGGGGAACGAGCAGGGGCTCGACTTCGCGATAATTTTAAAAATCCATGTATAACCCCCCCTCTTATAACCATTTTAAGGCAGGTGATGAAATGGAGATTATAGTTGATGAAAACTTAGTGCTTAAAGAAAAAGAAAGGCTGCAAGTATTATATAAAGACATACCTAGCAATAAATTAAAAGTAGTTGATGGTTTAATTATTCAAGCAGCAAGGCTACGTGTAATGCTTGATTACATGTGGGAAGACATAAAAGAAAAAGGTGACTATGATTTATTTACTCAATCTGAAAAGGCGCCACCATATGAAAGGGAAAGACCAGTAGCCAAACTATTTAATGCTAGAGATGCTGCATATCAAAAAATAATCAAACAATTATCGGATTTATTGCCCGAAGAGAAAGAAGACACAGAAACGCCATCTGATGATTACCTATGATTAGTAATAAATACGTTGATGAATATATAAATTTGTGGAAACAAGGAAAGATAATTTTAAATAAAGAAAGAATTGATCTCTTTAATTATCTACAAAAACATATATATTCACGAGATGATGTATATTTTGATGAACAGAAAATCGAGGATTGTATCAAATTTATTGAAAAATGGTATTTTCCAACATTACCATTTCAAAGGTTTATCATAGCTAATATATTTCTTATAGATAAAAATACAGATGAAGCTTTCTTTACAGAATTTGCTATTTTCATGGGACGTGGAGGCGGGAAAAACGGTCTAATAAGTGCTATTAGTGATTTTCTTTCTACGCCCTTACACGGAGTTAAAGAATATCACATCTCCATTGTTGCTAATAGTGAAGATCAAGCAAAAACATCGTTTGATGAAATCAGAACCGTTTTAATGGATAACAAACGAAATAAGACGGGTAAAACGCCAAAAGCTCCTTATGAAGTTAGTAAAGCAAAAATAATAAACCGTGCAACTAAATCGGTTATTCGATATAACACATCAAACACAAAAACCAAAGACGGTGGACGTGAGGGGTGTGTTATTTTTGATGAAATTCATTATTTCTTTGGTCCTGAAATGGTAAACGTCAAACGTGGTGGATTAGGTAAAAAGAAAAATAGAAGAACGTTTTATATAAGTACTGATGGTTTTGTTAGAGAGGGTTATATCGATGCAATGAAGCACAAAATTGCAAGTGTATTAAGTGGCAAGGTTAAAAATAGTAGATTGTTTGCTTTTTATTGTAAGTTAGACGATCCAAAAGAAGTTGATGACAGACAGACGTGGGAAAAGGCGAACCCAATGTTACATAAACCGTTATCAGAATACGCTAAAACACTGCTAAGTACGATTGAAGAAGAATATAACGATTTACCATTCAACCGTTCAAATAAGCCCGAATTCATGACTAAGCGAATGAATTTGCCTGAAGTTGACCTTGAAAAAGTAATAGCACCATGGAAAGAAATACTAGCGACTAATAGAGAGATACCAAATTTAGATAATCAAATGTGTATTGGTGGTTTAGACTTTGCAAATATCCGAGATTTCGCAAGTGTAGGGCTACTATTTCGAAAGAACGACGATTATATTTGGTTAGGACATTCTTTTGTAAGACAAGGGTTTTTGGATGATGTCAAATTAGAACCTCCTATTAAAGAATGGGAAAAAATGGGATTATTGACCATTGTCGATGATGATGTCATTGAAATTGAATATATAGTTGATTGGTTTTTAAAGGCTAGAGAAAAATATGGGCTTGAAAAAGTCATAGCTGATAATTATAGAACTGATATTGTAAGACGTGCGTTTGAGGATGCTGGCATAAAACTTGAAGTACTTAGAAATCCAAAAGCAATACATGGATTACTTGCACCACGTATCGATACAATGTTTGCGAAACATAACGTAATATATGGAGACAATCCTTTGATGCGTTGGTTTACTAATAATGTT